TGGGCGTACAGGTACACGGCTTCCTCTTCCTGCGAGGCCTTGTACATTTCGGTAAGCGTCGCCTGCTCCCAAGCGTTGGTCCGGGTAACCACGACCTTGACCTTATCGGCAACCATCGAGTTCTCCAGCACCTCCTTGACCGCTTTGCGTTGTTCGGGTGGACCGACGATGCCGACACGGATTTCGTCCAAGACATTGATAAGCCCGTAGTTGCACACGGCCATCATGTGTTGGTTGAGGATTAACTGCCAGTTCCCTCCGCAGTAGATGTGGTAGTAGTGAATGACTTTCATAAGGTCCAAAGGAGGGTTAGAAGGGTGAGGATGAAGAAAACGGCTGCAATCGTCTTGCCGATTTCGATAAGCAGGTCAAGGATGCGTTCGGGGTTCATGGGGCAAAGTTACACAACAACATACTTTCCTGAATTACTGACCCTTAACTTGTTGAGTGCCACATACCGCATCGCATCGCAGGCGTGGTTGAACGAGTCAATCGGAACCCCCGTGTTCTTGCCTTCTTTGTCGGTAGCCCAAGTGTAGGACCGTAGTTCCTTGATGAGGTTTGTGCTATCCTTGGTTACCTGCAACTTAAAGCGTTTCAAGATGTCAATCCCGTTCCGAATCGAATCGGGGCCTTTCTCCGCTGGCTTGATGTTGAATCCAAGTCGGTAGATTTCTTCGATGCTCTTGGGTTCTGCTGAATCCGCCACGATTTCCCAAGCCCTTGTAATGCCGAGCGACCGCAACTTGTCTGCGATGTCTTGGTTGGTTAGCCCCGTGGAGTAGAGCAGTTCTTGGATGAGCAAGCAGTCCCCTTGGCGGTATATTGCTACGAGTGCGGTTGGGTCGTTGCTAAAGCCCCAGTCAAGCCCTAGGGCGACGAATTTCGCACGGCTGACATCTATACCCTCCACCACCTCGAAGTCCTCGTATATCGCTCCCTGAAGCGTCCCGACCTGACCGAGGCCGTACACCTTCCACCAGTTCGCCCAATACGCAGAGGTTTCGGCTTTGGTCTTGGCTTTCTCAATCTCTCGGATGATGGCAGGGTCAAGGGCTTGGTTGTCCTTGTAGGTAACGAGCAGGAACTCGGCATCGGGGTCATTCATCAATTCGGTATGCGCCCAAAACTCTCGGACTGGATTGTAGTCGATGTAGATGGCGGTCCTTGTCCTGATAGCCAGTTGGTGATAGGCTTCCCATGTGATGTTGTTGGCCTCGTTCATGAATAGCACGTCCCTCCTTGCCCCTCGCATCTTGTCGCTTTGGTCAGCGGAAAAGAACTCGATGTAGGAGCCATGCGGGAAGTCGTATCGGAGCAGGGTTCGGTTGTAAAGTTCCTCTTGGTAAAGCCCTGTCATGTTGAGCATTTTGAGGAAGTCCTTGAGCGCACCCCTGCGAAGGTGGGGGATGGATTCGGAAACTACCGAAATCTCAAGCGGACCGCATTCGGGGTTGGCTGCATAGGAATAAAGCAAGGACAGGATGGCAAAGGTCTTGCCTGCCGATGAACCGCCTTGGACTATTCGGATTCTCTTGCGGAATCCATCAATCTTGATTGCCGTTGTGGTTGGTGTCAACTTGTAGTTTTACGCCCTGCCATATTGGTTGAGGCGATATGGTTGCAGCGACCTCCTGCTTGGGTTGACCGTACACCCGTGAGAGCAGCGTTTCCATCGAGTAGAGCGTTCCCTTTTCAATGGACTTGCGGATGGCCGAGGCGATTGTCTTTTCGAGGACCGTTGCCGTTGGGTTGTCCCAAACCGCCTTGACTTCCTCCAAGGTCATGGCCATCATGTTTTGGATGGTGTCGTTAATTTCGGACCGCTTGTACCCTTGGTCAACCAAGGTGCTGACGTACTTGCGTGGACGACCATTGGGGTTGCCTGACTCTCCCTTCTTGAATTGGTTGATATGTTCGTTGGGTATTGGCATAGCCTGTTATTCGCCTGTTTTGTATGGCAGGCCGTTCCTCTTGACCTCCAAGGTCGGGTCGAGTTTAAGCATCCTGTCCACGATGACTTGGCAGTACTTCGGGTCAAGTTCCATGCCGTAGCACTTGCGGTTGAGTTGGTGGGATGCGACCATTGTGGTCCCCGTTCCAAGGAATTGGTCAAGAACAATATCCCCTTGTTTTGTGAACTGCAATGCCCATTCAGGCAAATCAATCGGAAAAGTTGCAGCATGTATGTTTGAGAACTCGTTGTTTCGATTTGGTTTTCCTCTATATATATTTAAGATTGTCCCTCTAAAATTACCGTTAGGTATTGCTCTGCTTGCATTTGCTTTTGAAGATATAAAAAACATATATTCCCAAGCACTTGTCATTACATTTTCTGCCATTGCAGGAGCCCCGTGTCCTTTATCCCAAATTGCAACATCTATGAAATTGTTTTTATATTGATGCAAATAATCAATTAAAGCAACTTTGTTTCCTGCCAAACTTTGAATGTTGCATATTAAATAATCCGAATTTAATAAAGCATTATTAGTAAATCCGGTCAATAACCCTAAATAATCGTTTTGTGATTGATTGTCGTTGTATTCGTTGTATTTGTTATCGGTTGTGTGAGTGTTTCCGCTTAATGATTCGCTTTTACCAGCATTGTATGGAGGGCTTGTAAACGCCATATCTGCCTTCTGCCCATCCATCAACTTCGCAACGGCATCGCTATCCGTTGAATCCCCACAAAGCAAACGATGCGGACCAATCTCGAACAGGTCGCCCAGCACGATGTCGGTCTGCACTTGGTCAGGCATCTCGTAGTCATCTTCCTCCGCTTCCAGTTCCTTGGCGTTGTCAAAGTCAGGTAGGTCAAGACCCCACTCTTGCAGTTCTTCGGTGTCCCACTCGTTGGCAAGCATTTCCCAATCCCACTCCCCTCCGCTTACGTTGTCTTTGATAATGAACTGCCTTTGCTTGTCCTCGTCCCAATCCACGACTTGAATCGGCACGTCCTTCCATCCAGCCTCACGCATGGCCTTGAGCCTCATGTTGCCTCCAAGCACGACCATATCGGTATTAACCACAACGGGACGAACCTCGGCCATTTCGGGCAGGTCTTTGATGGACTGCACGAGTTTCTTGAACTTGTCGTCCTTGATGACCCTTGGGTTGTTCGGGTTGTTCTTGATTGTGCCTATGGGTACTCGCTGCATCAGTATTCGATTTTGTCGATTAGGTCGCTAATCTTGTTTACGATTTTCATTTTCACTTCGTATTGGTTCGGGGCATTGGACTCATCCACCGCTCCGATGCAGTCGCAGAGGGTAGTGATCACCATCATAAGCGAGTCCATCCGAGCCTGCACTTGGGCCTCGTCATCCTTCGCCTTCGAGTTCGCCAAGTTCTCGGAGTTTATTCCTGCTCCATGATAAAGCAGACTTACCGCCCCACAGGAGGTAGGAGATGTAACCGCAGTCCGAGGTGTCGTCTGCGTTGTCGTAGTAGGTTTCTGCACGGGATAGGTAGGAGTGCATCCGCTTGATGGTTTCCACGGAGATTGGCTCGCCATTCGCTAACTGCTGCGCCCGGACCTTACCTGTTTGAGTCGCACACTTGTTGCCGTTCCGCTCGTTCAACTCAATCCCTCGCTTGGCATTGGCCCTAATCTCTTGGCCGTAGTCCGAATAAGACTCGAACCGTTGCCTCTTGTGATTCTCCCACGTTGAGCCACAAACCGCAAGCCGTTGAGCCGTATCAGGGAACTCTGCATTGGCCTCGTTGTTGCTCATGCAGCGACCGATGAAGCCTTCTCTTGACTCGTTATTGTTCGGGATTGGCAGGGGCATTCAGGGAGTGGTTTATGGTGTTTTGGTTGACTTCGAGAAACAAGTCCGCTTGTAGGTAAATGTATTGAAGAGCCGATTTTACGCAGTCTGCGCACCACCAATTCGTGGGGGGTCGTCCATGAGCGGTCAGGATGGCTTGCAGTTCACCAACGGCATCGGGGGGCAGTCGCATGGTTAGGGATGCCACATATTGGTCCCAGTACTTCCTGTGCTTTTGGGCCACGATGAACTGGTCGTTGGTCATTTGAAGGTCCATTCCCGGATAATTATTGCGGTGGCAGAAGATGCGAGGCCGAGGATAGGGGCCAAGTACCATTGGCAGGTCGGTAGGGTCAGGGCAAAGCCAAGCCAAAACCCGAAGCAGGTCATGCACGAAAACGGCTTCCGCTTGGCGAATGGCAAAGCGTAGAACCATTGGGGCAGGACCCGGAACTCCACGACCGCAAGGGTCGCTAAGGCACTAATCAGGATGGGATAGACCAGTATATCCATTGGCTTCGATTGCAGTTTTGATTTTGGCTTTGGCCTGCTCGATGGAGTAAATG